CCCAGATCCCATGTATAACGGGGCAATGACCGAGGGTACATCAAATGAAACTAATAGTTATGTATATAACACCTGGAAGCGCGCCCTAGACACCGTTGCAGATCCCGAGTTTATTAATATGAATCTTCTTACGGCTCCGGGGCTAACGTTAGAAAGCCTAACAACGCATGCGGTTAACGTATGTGAGGAACGCGCCGACGCGATGGCGTTGATTGATTTGCCCAATGTATACATTCCATCGTCGGAAACCTATTACTCCGACAAGTCTAACCGGATTGGCACCACGCCTAACGCAGCAGCTACAGCGCTCAAGAATAGACAGATTGATTCAAGTTATGGATGTACTTTCTATCCTTGGGTTCAGGCACGTGATGAGGCAACGAGCCGTCTAGTGTGGGTACCCCCGACGGTGGCCATGATGGGCGTTCTCGCTAGCTCGGAAAGAAAATCTGAGCTTTGGTTTGCGCCGGCAGGCTTTAATCGAGGCGGATTAACTGAAGGTGCTGCAGGCATCCCTGTTGTTGGCATTTCTGAGAGGCTCACATCTAAAAATCGTGACACTCTTTATGACGCCAACATCAACCCGATTGCATCTTTCCCCTCCACTGGAATAGTGGTCTTTGGACAGAAGACGCTCCAATCACGCGCCTCCGCCTTAGACCGAATCAACGTGCGAAGGCTCGTAATCTTCATGAAGAAGCAAATTTCGATTCTTTCCACACAGATTCTCTTTGAACAAAATGTTCGCGCGACCTGGAAGAGGTTTACAGGTCTCATTGAACCATTCTTAGCCGATGTTAAGACCAGATTTGGTATTACTGACTATCGCCTCATCCTTGATGAGACCACAACCACTCCAGATCTAATTGATCAGAACGTTCTTTACGCGAAGATCATGATTAAACCTGCAAGGGCAATTGAATTCATCGCAATTGACTTCGTCATTATGTCCACAGGGGCATCCTTCGATGATTAAAAAAGGAAGGGGGAAATTCCTCCACCACACTATTTAAGATAGATTAAAGGAGTTCTTAAAATGCCATTTTGGTCAACAAACTTTGGAACAGATGCGACACTTAACGATCCAAAAAGAAAATTTCGGTTTATGGTTTCATTTGGTAACCTCGACGCAGATCCTGGTATAGATTTATGGTACGCGAGCACCGTGAGTAAGCCTGGGTTTACAATTAATGCGGCCGAGCACAAGTACCTTAACCATACTTTTTATTACCCAGGCAATGTAAGCTGGGCAGCGGTCTCAATGACCGTGGTTGATCCGGTTAGTCCCGATGTAACGGCGACACTCTCGGATATTTTGGAGACCGGCGGCTACGCGGTACCTGCTAATGTGTCGGAACTGGGAACGATTTCTAAGGCAAAGGCCACAAATGCTTTGGGTACTGTAAAGATCGTACAACTGGATGCCTATGGTAAAGAATTAGAAACCTGGACTCTATGGAATGCCTTCATTACTGATGTGAAGTTTGGCGATATGTCTTATGGTGACGACACCCTTCAAGAGGTTACTTTGGAACTTCGGTACGATTGGGCTCAAGTCCTAGTGACTAATAAATCCGCCATGATCGGTGGCAAGGACGCCAACAACGACTACTTCAAGACTACGACTACAGACTAATAAAACGAGAGGTGTACATTGTCTAGAAATAAAGAACGTCTAGGAGGCGTTCAACAACAGGATACAAATCCGCCCCCAGCAGCAATGCAAGCAGACCCGGGCGGCTTTTCCTTCGTGGTTCCCACCGAATTTGTGGAGCTACCATCGGGAGGAAAGTTTTATCCCGAAGGTCATCCTTTACACAAACAAGAAAGTATTGAGATTCGTCAGATGACCGCTAAGGAAGAGGATATTCTCACTTCGCGCACGCTGCTTAAAAAAGGCGTTGCGTTAGATAGAGTGATCGAAAATCTTATTGTGGATAAAAGAATTGATCCGCTATCTTTATTGGTGGGGGATAGGAGTGCTATTATTGTGGCATGTCGTGTGTCTGGTTATGGTAACATGTATGAAACTAAAGTAACATGCCCTGAGTGTCAAACCCATCAAGAATATAACTTTGATTTAAATGATACCAACATTTATGGTGGCGAAAATACCGCCAAATTAGATGTCACAGATAACAAAAATGGGACATTTAATGTGGAGTTGCCCAAAACTGGAGTGACGGTCACTTTTAAATTGCTATGTGGAAAAGACGAAAAGAGATTATTAGCGGGTATAGAAAATGATAGAAAAAGAAAGAACGAACGCCATGTCACCCGCCAGCTTGTCAATACAGTGGTCGCTGTTAATGGCGACACATCCGCTGACACTATTAATTATTTAATTGAAAACATCCCTTCCATGGACTCACGCCACATTAGATTGTCTTACCGTCTTGCGGCACCCACTTTAGATTTAACTCAGTATTTTGAGTGTAGCGATTGTGGCCACGAACAGGACATGGAGGTTCCGCTTACAGCGGACTTTTTTTGGCCTGACCGATGACTATATGGCAAACATCTATGAGCAGTTTTTCTTTTTGAAATACTCTGGTGGGTGGTCTTTTTCAGAAGCCTACAACTTGCCTGTGGGATTACGCAAATGGTTTGTAGAGAGATTAGTTAAACAGCTAAAAGATGAAAAAGAAGCGATTGAGGAAGCCTCCAAAAACAAAGGCAAGAGCTTCCAAACTTTAAGCGCCCACAATCAACCAGCGCGCCCACCAGGGCTCGACAATTTCATCCAACGACAGGGTAAACCATAAGCCCTGTCTTTTTTTATGGCTAACTATTTAATTTGAGAGTAATATAAAAGGAAACCTCTATGGCTGATTTTCCCGAAATTCCACCTGAGTATTCGCCAGAAGCATTAGCAATCGCTAAGGAGTTGTACGAACTCAATAAGAATAAAAAAGAGATGACCGATGCTCAAACTGAGAAAGCATTGGAGCTAATCGAACATCATGGGACTTTAAAAGACGCCGTCAAAGATATCAACGGCGAACGTTCGCGCCTTAATGCAAGCGAAGCAGAGAGCATTAAGAAGTTAGATAAAATTAATCAAGTTCACAAAGACATTGCGGGTAGCCAAGCAGAACAGGCTTCAATAGCGAAAGATAACTTAGCCATTGAACAGAAGAAGCTGGATTATCTTATCCAGCAAGCATCGTTGGATGGAGAAATTACGAAAGAAGAAAGGAAACAGATCGAAGCCCAGAAAGAGAATGTAAAACAAGCGCAGAAACTAGTCCAGCAGTTCGAAAAAGCCGCCAACCAGCTTAAGGAGGCTACAAAAGCTAGCAAAGACATGGTTAAGAGTTTTGATACTTGGTTCTCTGGAAAGGGAGATCTCACAGCAGCTTTAGAGATTGATAATTTTACAAATTCCGTAGCCCAACTCAAAGCAATCGCTCTAGAGCCGGAAGTATGGCTCGATGCAGTGGAAGGCGGACTGAAAGTCTGGGTTAATCTAATCACCGACTTGGCGATCAAAACCGCAGACACTGAGGCAAACTTCCGTCGCGCTACCGGCACAAGCCGTGAATTTGCTACAGGTATTCGACGTAGTTATCGTAATACACGTGAATTTGGGGTATCATTAGAAGAAGCGAACGCGGCTATGACCTCTTTGACAGCCACCTACACCGATTTTACCATGCAGGATGCAGCTACGCGAGATGAAATTACCGAGACAGGCGCCGTTTTACAAAAGTTAGGTGTATCTAATCAGGCGTATGCAGAGGGTATTCAAAATACTACGAAGATGTTTGGAGTATCTGCGGGACAGTCTGACGATGTCATGAGAGGAATTGTTGCACACGCCAAAGATCTAGGCGTAGCACCCGAAAAACTTAGCTCTCAGTTTGCCCAAATGGGACCTCAACTTGCAAAATTAGGCTCTCAAGGCGAGAAAGCTTTTAAAGATATTGCCTATATTTCTAAGATCACTGGCATGGAAATGGAAAAAGTCCTGCGCATAACGGAAAAGTTTGACACTTTCGAAGGGGCCGCCGAACAAGCCGGGAAATTAAATGCAGCGCTGGGAGGTAACTTTGTCAATTCGATGGATTTGATGATGGCAACAAACCCCGCAGAACGTTTTGGAATGATTAGAGATTCTATTTTGGATGCAGGATTATCCTTTGATGAAATGAGTTATTATCAGCGCAAATATTACACCGAAGCGGCAGGCTTAGACGATGTTGGTGAGCTAGCACAAATGTTATCTGGCGATATGGATGCATTGAGCGGCGACGTGGGTAAGAATGCCGATGACTTAATTGCTATGAAAAAGGCCGCCCAGGATGTAGCTACTTTTCAACAGCGATTGAACATGGCGTTCGCTTCGATGATTCCTATTCTTGAAGATTTGATGGATAATTTAGATGTATTTACCCTATGGGTGGCTGAACACCCCAAAGAAATTCAAAGATTTGTAGAGGGTATTCTGAAAATGGGGGGTGCTTTTCTCTCACTTGCGTCCGCTGTGGGCGCCTTCACTGGAATAGACTTCTTGAAGGACATGGATAAGAAAACAGGTCCGACAATGGGATTCTTTGGATTGTTAACGTCGGGAACAGAGACTGTAATTTACCTCTTTGATGTTTTCAGCGAACTCATGGACGACGTTATTGTACCTCTTATTGATAAAGGCGCCGAACTGGGCGAGGCTATGGGGTGGATGAGTGATCCAGCGGCAAATAAAGCCTTTATTGATGAAGGCACCGGCTATTTAGAACTTTTTGTTAAAGTAGTTGAAGTCGCCGCCACCGCTTTAATGGTACTTATGAATGTGATGATTGACCTAAATAAAGTGTTTGAGGATTTTTATACAGGCGTCACCGATAAGTTAACGTTTATAAAAGAAATTCTTATGTTTATTCCAAATCAGATGGTCTCGGCGTACGGTATGCTTACGGATATTTTTGATCCTGTAACTCTGTCCGTGGACGCGATGAGAGCGGGTCTTCAGCTTTTAGGCGAGACCTTGTTCGAGTATGCGTGGGGATCTAATTT